AAATATAAACACGGGGGGCTTGGGTGTCGGAGGCACAAAAAAAAAGCGACCCCCTTTCGAGTAATTACATTTTTGGCAGAGCACCTGGAGGTTGTCATGAGAATCGTTTCCTCCGAGCCTACGAGGAATTATGTGGTCAACTGTTAGTTTCTCATCACTACCGCATTGCTGGCATACACCATCACGCTTGATGATTCGATCACGAATCTTGCGCCATTTGGTAGTTGATCCAGTGCCTTTAAGACTACTTGTCAATGCCATCCCTTATCTTGCCAATGCTTCCATGCCTTGCATGCTGAGCCTGAGTACCTATGCTCTAAGTATCTCATGTGTAACTGTATCTGTTGCATAGGGTTCATGTCTTTAGCAATAGGGTTCTTTATCTGTAATAGTCCATAGACATAGGACTTAGTAGGACTACTTAAATTGCCAATGGCTTTGTGATTCCATGCTGACTCTTTGCTTATCAATAGTCTTATGCATTTAGCCTCATGCTTAGGCATTGTTGCTTTTATGTATTTTCTAGGATCGTACTTAAATGATTCTATTGAGCCTGTGTTTGCGTGTGCCATAGGTGCAAACAGAGTTATCCCGATAACGAAGGCTACCGAGCGAACTATCCGCGAAGCGGTTCGCTCTGAGCCCCTGTTGGGCTCTAGCCTGCTAAGTGTACCCGTCATGTCAAATCCATTTCTCTGCCTATGTAAAACCGCAGGTCAGAACGGCGTGTCGAAATCAAGCATTATCAGTTCGATAAAATCCCTTTCCTTTGAATGAAATGCTAGGTGCTGAATAAATGCGATTTGCCTGCGCTCCACAATCGGTGCATCGAACAAGATCATGCTCCATTGGTAGTTCTAACTCCATCTGCAAATTGCATAATGGACAACGGTATTCATAAGTTGGCATGATTCTCCGATTCACAGGCTTTACAACTCCAATGCTTTATTTTCCAATTGCCACAATTATCGCAGCGTGTAAGTGTCTTTTCCCAATCGATCTCACTAGATGGGAGTTTGTCATAACCTGCTTTGCGGAGTAACTCCACCAAATCGCCCAATGTCAACATACAGACAAACTCATCGACTGATGCTTCCCCTTGCCCATTGAGCCTGAAACACGCAAATCCCAATTCATGACTTTTGGAAGTGCGCGCTTTGATTTGGCGGAGTGTCCCCTTTATGTCAAGTGAGTTGCGAGCCTTTATCTCTATGTCGAACGGGACATTGAGACAATCCTTGCCTTGACCTCGACCTACGCTAGCGTTAGGCCACCATTGTTGCAAGTACCTAGCGACCAATCTTTCAGTCGCATAACCTCTATGCTTTCGGTGCTGGCTTGACATTGACTGCATGGCATCTTAGACATTGTAGGAATACTGTGTCATTTGGTGCAGGTGTTATTGCAATTGGCTCATTACACAAATCACAATGAACAACCACCTCCACAATCTCCTCTAATTCACCACCCATAACAGTTGCTTCTCCATCGTTAAAAATAACCATTTCGCCCATTAGAACATCATCCCTTCATCAACTGCACGCCACACAACGCATGGATTGCCATTTATGTTTTTTCTAGTCTCTCCCGAGTCAATAATGAAACCATCTTTGAGTAATGTCATTCGAGTTGGTCTAATCGTGTCACCCGATAAGTTCAAATTTGATTGCATCTCTTGATCAGTTGCTCCCCTGAGTCCTTGCCTAACAAGAAACTCATAAACGCTTAAACGAATTGATCCTGTTTTGGGATAAATACGCTCTGCAGCGATCCTGGATGTTTCCCGAGCGTTGCTTGCAATGATAACTTTGTTTTCCATCAGACACGCCTCTTTTGAGCACGCCAAGAGCCATCAGGGCCGATTTCATACCAAATGACATCCTCACCCTTTGGGCAACGATCCATCTCGCCTGTAGCGGCTGCACTGCACTTAAAATGACCCCAGGGTTTGTTTGACTTTGTCATTCCATGAGCCCAATGCATTTCGCCATGAGGACATCTAGGAGTGTCTTTGTCAGTTGTACCGCCTATTATGTCCTTTACAACTGCCACTGCTTCTGCTGCAGTCTTTGGCGCTTCAACCGTTTTGATTGTCCAGGGATCATCCTCTTTTGGAACTGGGATGTATTCTGTTTTGTGTGCCATTTCAACTCTTGCAACCTTTGTCATTTCCTCGCGAGAGGGTCTTTTTGTTGCAAAACCTGCAGTTGCCAATGCTCGACCTATAGCACTTGTTGAACATCGTTCTAATGCAAATTCGGCCTCTTTGGAATCCGATCTGAAAGACTCAGCAGCGTAATCGATCGACCAAGCCTTTGGATCAACCTCAGTTCTAAAGATACGAGCCTCAACAATAAATCGATTACTCGCAGCCTCAATAAGTTCAGTTTCAATTCGTCCATCAGGATAATCCTTCCAAAATTTGCTAATGCGTGATTCAACGGTTTCATAGTCATTGAGATTAAACATAAAGTTCATTCTCCTCTGTTGCTAGTTCTAGCGCTATTGCGAGATAAGCGATTGCATCTTGATAGGAATCGACATGGCTCGGGGTTTCCTGGATTCGGCTGAGTTTGACCTCGACCATTGCAAGTGCAGCCTGTGAGTCTGTGATTGGGTAATCAAATAAATTGGTAAGCCTTGAAGCGATCCGACCTTGATTGATTCTCGGATGACCATAGATTCGACCACGATCTTGCATGATGTCGATTGCATTGATAAGTGCCTCCGTTGCCTTCATTACTCTCTCCAAAATTCTTGTCGGGATACTGATCGGCCTCTAATGTAACCTTCTCTGCGACCATCTTTAACTCCAATGGCATAACCGCAGACAACCAACAGAAATCCCAACAATGCAACAAATGCATAAATGATGATGTCCAATGAGTTCATTACTTTGCTCCCTTTTCTAGTAGTTCGCCTGCTATTTCAACAGGATCAGTATTGTTTATTACTTGATAGATTTTTCCGTTTGGATGGATCGATGGTGCAGCAGCGACATAACCGCGCCATTTGATGTCAATACCAGGTTCAATGGCTGACTTAAAATTGAGGCTTGAATCGGCTTTGTAATACAGGTGCAATCCATCGCCTGTTTTTACTGTGTAAGTTTCAGGCATGTAATCCTGGAGTTCGCCGCCATTGCGATAGTCGATGTCAATCACAACTAACCCTGAGGTTATGCAAGCGATTCCTACATTTGCGGTTGGGTTAACATCAAACCAAAAGTTGATCAGGCTTGAGTCTTTAGATGCGCCTAGATAAGCGCCTTTGATTAAGTCAAAGTGAGGTTCTTTTTGATTAGGCAATAAAGGCATTACTGCCCAACCTCGTTCTGCATAATCCAACGCCTGTTGGCGTGTGTCGATTGTTATCATTTTGTGCTCCCTATCCCCGAGAGTTTCTCGGTTCATGGAATAAGCATCTCAGATGGCTAGGATTTGTCTAGCCTATTTTGATAACGAAACGGTAACAATTCTGATGAGTCCATGTGGTCATCAATGTCACGCAGGATGTCATTACCTAGAGCGCCCGTATCTCTTACCTGACACAATAAATGTCCCGTCCTTTTCTATGTTGATTATGTTGACCTGGACATTTGCCCCGATTTCCTCAACTATGATAAACGCCTGTTGCCAGTTCATTGTCCCTTTGGTGTAGGTGGCCTTTTTTACATCCATGAGATGACCGCCTTCCCAACCTCTAAGGATGCGACCTATGCGCCCTGCTGACGATTCTGAGAATTGGCTGAACCCTGCCCTGTGAGTGTGACCGCAAATAATTCCATAACCTGCCCTTCTCGAGGCTTCTAAGGCGGTTAAGCCTGGAGTAGGCTTGATGCTGCCTTCGTCCCCATGAACGGCTAAAATGGCGTTAGAACCGTTCCCAGCCACCTTAAACGGGTTCTTATGATAAGTGATACCCAACTCATCTAACTTCATGAATTTCTCAAATTTAAGTTCAGGCAATGATAGGAAACTAGGAATCTTATTCATGATCACATTAAACAATCGATCTGTGTGATTGCTGCGAATCATGTGTTGTTCTTTGGCGTATTCGCCCAAACTCCAAAGGACATCAACAGTCATGTCCCTGTTATCGGCTAGGGTTTGCTCGTACCATCCAGGTTTGCCTTCACTCCAGCGCCCGATTTCTGTGAAATCTGCTTCATCTCCGAGAGTAAGGACAACATCGGGCCTGTAAGCCTTAATAAAACGGGCAACATTAGCGACCGTATGAGCATCGTGTAGAGGGACTTGCAGGTCGGGAACTACTACGGTTTTTTTCATTCATCCTCATCGTCCTCGTAGTCACCAAATTTTTCAGGATCAATTGGTGATGGCAAAATCCAGGCAGGATAAGATTGAGGCTCAGTAATCATGAACAAGACTATCGACTCAGGAAAGCCAGCCTTTTTTAGAGATTTGTAGTATTCATGCAGCCCAATGCAATAAGCATCAAGTTCTGAGTAGCCTTGATCCTCTAGTGACCTAGTTGCTTTTCTTGCCATAAGTAAATTGTCACCTCTCTAGGATACGAATGATCGTTTCGACACGCGCTTCAAGTGCGGTGATTTGATCGCGCATGCTACTTCCTGAATTTGGCTTTAACTCGTTCAGGTAATGCTTGACTAACCATTTGACCGATCCAATAAATGAACCAATAACGGTCAACGCAGCAGTCGCAACAACCGCCAAGTCCTGCGTTGTCATTACTTTTTGGGAGTGGCGTAACCAAAGACACCTGCTAAAATCGCCCAAAGGATTGCACGATAATCGACATCGAAGTTTGAAGCAGCCCAGGCAGAAAGAAATGCACCTGCGGTAAGGACTAAAGGGTTTTTCATGTTCATCTGTTTTCTCCGATCATAGGGATTTCTTTGTAAAACGAGCCATCCAAATCCGCATCTTTGCTAAAAGAAAAATGGGCATGCTTGATGTGCGGATTGACTCCTGTGTATTTGCGCCATCTCCAATTGAGGATTGGCGAAGCAATTCTGTTGTTAAAAATGATGTAACTAAATCGTCCATGCTTTTTGGCATAAAGTCGAATCTGATCAACCAAGTCGGGCATGACATCGCGCCCTTTGGATAAATCGCGATCAATGTCGATGGCGCGTACCCAACCTTTAGCATCTGCATTGTGGTCAGACTTACGAGCAGCGTGCCTTGCATCAGAGTAAGCCCCTGAGTCCGAGCGGCGATCACGATCGGCGAACGCATCGTCAATTTGTTCTCGAAGTTGGATTGCAGATTTAGATAACTTTGGATTCATCCAAGTAAAATTGCCGCTTCATCGGCGGTTAAACCTAAGCGATCAAGAATTGCTTGGCGAGCAGTTGCCTGCGCTTCTGCTTCGGCTTGCTTGGCTGCGCGCTCGGCTTGGTCTGCTTTGTATTGAGCAAATTCTGCATCACTCATTTCGCGGTCGATCACTTCATTAGTTTCTAAATCGTGAATTCTTACCATTGGGCGCGCGGTTGTTTTAGGCATTATTTGACTCCGTAAATTAGGACTGTTCCTGCGGTAAAAGATGTTCCACTTCCTGAATTAAAAGTAATTGACGCAAGTGCAGAATTTGTTACAATAGCGCCTTCAAGATGACCAAAAACACTTTGTACAGAATCATTCTGAGCATAGCCAGCCATTTGAAAAGGCTTAGGCCGCGTAGTAGAATTGTAATTATACAAATTCAATACAAAGCAATTATCGGCAACTGTTCCTAAAGTTGAATTAAGAGGAACTGGAATGTTAGTGACTGTTGATTGAACGGTGTTTGTTAAATCAACTCCTCTTTGACCAATACCCAATGTTTGATTTTGTGTTGCGTTGAAATAAACTGTAATCCCATGTCCTGCTGTTGTAATAGTAATTCCAGAAAAGATAACCTGTAAATTATTATAGGTTTGATCAATGCTTGAAATTGTTGTGGTTGCACCCGAAAGCGTTGTAGTTGATAGCAAAGTCATTCCACCTGCTGAAATACCGCCCCATGCTGGAACGCCACCTGAAACAGTTAAATACTGTCCATTTGTTCCGATTGGTAGGCGAGTGTTTGTGTTTGCAGTAGATGAGCGGTATTCGATGTCACCTAGCGTTGTTGATGGATTTAGGTTCTTTGTTGTGGTGTCAACCGATGTTCCGAGTGTGCGAATTGCAGCAGCGCCATCTTTGACGAGTGCGGTGTCATCAGGTGTTGTCCACCCGTAGTTGGTCGTTGTTGCCATTTTGCTCCTATTGTCAGGCTACTATTGTAGCGTTTAACCAGTCTAAAGTTGGTGAGATTGTATTCCATGCCTCAGTGATTGGGACATCGCTCCATTTCATTGCCTGAAGGCTAAATGCCAAAGGCGATAGATTGAGAGTCACTGAAAGTTGATTGAATCCTGCGTTGAAAGTCCAGCCCTCAACAAAACCTTGAAACCTGCCTGACTCCATGTTCGATGGCAAGTTTGTAATGTCTAATGCTTCGCCCATAAAAACCTTGATTAGTCGATCACGATCAGCATCATCGATTTCAGGGTTGGTCAATTCAAAGGTGATCGATTTGAACAGGCTCTGAGGATAGGCTCTAAGTTCAAGATAGAACTCTGCCTGACTTTCGGCATCTACTCCGTTTTCAAGTGAGGTCAGAATGTTTTGAGCCTGCTGACCATAAAGGGCAATGGATGCATCATCCTGAGCGGATTCTTGTTGTCCGTTTTTATAGGTAATTACAACTTTGTTTCTAATGTCACCTAATTTGCGAGATGTGGAAAAACCTCGAGCCATTGCATGATTGCCAGTAACTTCCAGGTATCCATTGGCTGCAAGATACTGACTGCGGTGAGTCGAATCGGCGTAACCAATGCGCCCTTGAGCATCCTCATAAATGTAACCTGCACCTGATGTGGCAAGGGCTGAAATCAAAGAATAAACATCAGTTGTGTTTGCTGAGCGAGCCGCAAGTTCATAATCCCCAGGCTGATCGATTTCGCCTAGTCCTGAGTTTTGAGCGTTAGCCCATGTCTCAGTTGCGTTATAGGTATTCCACTGAAGCGCAGCAGGAACTTCATTCCAGGCGTTGTAAAGCAAACCTGAAAGAATTGAATAAATCTGATCTCCGTCAAAATCCTTTGTTAGGACTCCCTCGGTTAGAATCTTTGGCAGTTTGGAAAGTGCTCCCAGGGCAACAACTTTGAATGTTTGAACAATGGCACTTGCGCCTGCGACTCGAACACTTTGGTCAATGTCAGTGACAAAGCCGCCAAAAATCGGGACAAAAGTGTTTGTTGAATCTTTGACCTGAATGGCTATCTGATCATTGATTTCAATTGAAAGGTTTGATTGATTTGTGTTTAAGATTTCTATTGAGCAGTAACCTGCAATAGGTTGTTGATAGATGTCAGTGCGACCTGAGGAAATGGTCAGGTTTGAAAGGGTAACACTCGTATAAGTCCCACCGTTGATTGAAACCTGCCAAACAGGATTCCATGCGGTCATCGGTCAAAGGCTCCTGCACCAAGCGTACCTCTAGCGTTTGAATCATTCATAAGTTCAACCAATTGGCGCTTGACTCCTTCAGGATCACCAACGATTCCATTAAACGAAACATTGAAGTTTGGCATGTAAGGGGGTTGGGCGGCAAGCGTTTGATTTGCAACAAGTCTGTCGGCTTGAGCGCTAAGAACATCAAATTCTTTAACAAGTTTATTAAATTCAGTCTGAGCACTCTTTTTGCCAATTCCACCCGTTTCAACCAAAAATGTCAAATCGGTAAATTTGTCAGAGATGTCTAATAAGCGATCGCCAAGTTTAAGCAGGCTAGTTGCACCAAGAGGAGCGGTTCCACCTGCACCGCCACCGCCACCTGCGCCGCCACCTGCACTACCGCCGCCAAAAGTTCCAGCGCCACTGCCACTGCCTGAACCGCCTGCCATGCCGCCACTGCTACCGCTACCACCAAACGCGGTTCCACCTGCACCGCCACCGCCACCTGCGCCGCCACCTCCGCCAATCAATCCAATGTTAGGAGTTGGGAGTCGGTTATAGGCAGAGATGACTGCATTGACCATGTCCTTGATTGCTTCGACAAACGCTGAAATCTTGTCAATTGCTGCACCGATAATGTCAATGATTCGACCAAAGACACTGCCAACAATTTCCAAAGCGTATTTCAAAGTTGTTCCAATTACTGGAGCAACAACATCTTTGATAAAGTTTGCAAGTTTTTGGAATGAATCTGAGTTGCGATTTACTGCCGCGAGTATGCTATCCCAACCTGCTTTTAAGCCTTCTAAAATAGGCAAGAAAAAGTTTTTAATGAAATCTCTTAAGTTTTGAATGTAGCCATTGAGTCCGCCTGCACCAATAGCATCTCCAACTGCAACGATTGCAGGGAGAACATTCCTATTAAAAGCGCTGACCAATTCCAGGACAACTGGCAATAAAGCAGTGCCGATTGTTGTCTTGATGTTTTCAAATTGAGCGGTAAGGATTCTTTGTTGATTTGCCAGGCCACCTGATGTTCTCTCAAAGTCTCCTTGAGCATCTGATGTTTGCTTCATGATTACTGCTTGAGCAGCCAAAACTTTTTGTTGAGCACTAAGAGCGCCAGTGCCATTGTAAATGCCCATGCTCATTGCCTCTTGCTTTAAGGTGGCATCATTGAGCAAAACACCATAAGCGCGGATTGGCTCTGATTCGCCTCTGAGAGCGGCTCCAATGGCTCCAATGGCCTGCTCAGGGCTTGTGTTATAGAAAGAGGCTAAGTCTGCTGAGAGAACTGATAACTCTGTTGAGAAGCCAACTAAATCATCGCCTGCAAGTCCTGCAGATTTTCCAAAGGTCGCAAAGGTTGCTGCGGCATCGAGTGCCTGTTGCTTGCTTTGACCTAATCTTGTTGCGGCAGTTGCTGCGAACTTGTTGATCGCATCGGCAGATTCGCCAAAGATAACTCCGACTTTAGATTGTGTCTCAGAAAGGTCTGATGCTGCTTTAACTGCATCGACACCAATCTTGATCGCCATCGCGCCTGCGGCTGCTGCGGCTGCGGCAAGGGCAACGCCAATTTTTTTGCCGACATTGGCCATCTTGCCACCAAAGCCCTCAACATCACCTGTTGCTGCTTTGAGTTTCTTGTTAAGGTCATCGACATCTGCAAGGATGGATAACTTAAGGGTTCTGCTATCTCCAGCCATTATGTCCATTCCTTAATGATTTTTTCAAAAGCCATTTCCCATTTGCGGATGATCTGAGGTTGAATCCTTCTCATAGTCGGCCAAATAAATCGACCGACATTTCCGCGTTGTCCATAACGAGGAGTTCTTTCGCCAAAGCGAGAAAACCTCTTTGATCCAAACTCAACGCCTGCAAGGATGCCTCGACCACCTGCTTGACCATTGACATTCAACTGAGTTGTCGCTCCGCCTGAAAACTTCTGTGAAGCAAACCCAATTCCAAACTCACCGATCTTAGATGTCTTTGAAACCTTAATGCCATCGGCAATTCTTTTTTGCTGAACACCAACGGCTGAAACGCGAATCTGTTGTGTTGCATAATCTGCAAGTGCACCTGACTCGCGCTTCGCCGCCGCTTGACCTTCATCACTCATGGCCTTAAAGGCTTTCATGATCGATCGCAATTCGGCTTTGTCATAGGTGAAATAGCGCTCTTGATCTATTTCACTAGCCACCGTTTTGCTCCTTCAGTATTTCTAACGCGGTAAGAATTTCCTCTGCGGTTTGCCATTCACTCATCGGGATTCCTGTTGCCAGTGCTAACTGGATCAGGACTCGGTTGATGCTTCCTGGCTCGAAACTTTTGGGTCTGCATCCAAAACAGTTACATCTGCAATTGTTTCCATCCAAACCTCAAAAGCCTTGATTGGCTTCCCACCTGACTCACGCTTCATTGAATTGTAAGCCAAAAACATTAAGTCCCAGATTCCAATGGATTCCTGAGCCTTGCTAATGGTGTTGCCTGTTGCCTTTTCCCACTTTGCCCATTCAGGAGGTTGTGCAACATAAGTTGCTTTTTCACCTGAGTTGAACTCGATCAGAATTGGTAGTTTCATTTTTTGCTCCCGTTTCTATTTTTTAACTAAAGGTTTCTGTTACTGCGCCTTTAGATACTTTGAATGTGAATGATACAGTCTGTGCATCAGTTCCTGCTCCACCTGCGGTTGGAAATTCAGGCTTAATTGGGAATGAGAAAGTTGCTCCAGTTGCTGCAGTCAATGAAATTGTGATGTCTGTGTCAGGTGCTGACTCCGCTGCTGCCCAAAGTGCCTCGCATACTGAGTCAGTCTTGCCCCAGTCTGCAAGCATTTCAAGAGCGAATGTACCTTCAACATTAACTGTTTTGTACGCTTCGCCATCAAGTGTTTGGTAGGTTTCACGAACATTTGTCTTTGTTAGAACTGCTGAAGTCGCTTGAGCATCGATGTCTGTTCCACCTGTGAAAGACAAAGAAACATCGCGACCTGTGATTACTGTGGTTGCCATTTTTTTCCTTAGGTTGTTTGTGTGTAGTAAGTGGAAACTCGAACATCGGACACCAAGCAATTTGATGGGCCGACCTGAGTAACTGTTGGTTTTTCAACCGCCTCGATCGTGTACCCAACAGGGATGACGGCGAGAACGCTCATGATAAGTTGTTCCAAATTGTCCAGGGATGCTGGATTGGAATTGTAAGCAACCGCAACTGAAATGACCAAATTGATCTTTACATGCAGGGTTGACTTGTTGATTGTCTGTAATTCTAAATACGGTGAATCGGGAACATTTACACAAAAGGGAACTTGAGGCGCTTCAGGGACATAGGCATAAACATTTGCTGCAACGCCACTAAGGGCATTGGCTAAAGGTTGTCTAACGCTTGAAAGAATTGTTGAGGCTGGCATTACTGCACCATTGTTTCAACATCAAGGTACTGGCCCAGTAACCCTGAAACTCTGTTGAATAGTGACCGCCCGAGTCTATAAGGTGAAACTGTTGTGAAATCTATTCCTTCGATTTGTCCACCTGGAGCAATTCGGGATTGGAATACTTCAACTGCAACTGCCAAAACGGCAGATTCGACTGCTGGCACGCCAACATAAGTTGCTGCACCTGAGAGAGTGGCAAGTCCTGAAGGGATAACATTGCGCTCAGAAATGTCTGCATTGGTGATACTAACGGTAAAGAAGGCATTGAAATCTGAATAAACTCCATCAATAAAAATGCGTTGGTTTGAGTTGATAATAACATCGTCAAAATCTATGTTGCTTGATTCCAGAATTGTAAATGTTCCGTTAAAAGGTGAACCGCATCCTGTAATTACAACGCTTTGACCTTCTGAAAAAATGTTGTTGCCAACAACTACATAAGTTGCGACATTGCCGCTGAGTTGGACTTTTTGAATTGGCGATGCGTACTTGACAAGCATTGGCAAGATTACTGCCTCGCTAGTGTCGATGACATCTGTTAAATAAGCATCCGAATAGAGAGATGTAGAAACGCCAAGAATAGAACGCAGTTCTGCAACTGTGACGATTGAAGCCATTTTCTACACCTCTCTGTTAAACGGCTGAGGGGGAGATCGGGAGCAACCTCCCCCTCATGATTAGTTTGTTATTAAGCGACCATGTAACGGTAAGCGCCTGCACCAAGTTTTGTTGCAACTGCGCCATAACCGTAGTAGCCAACCTGAACCTGACCTGTTGAGATCAAGTTTGTCTGTAATGATAGACGAGGTGATTCGTACCATGTGTAAGCATCAGGATTGATGATGATCATTGAGTTGTCACCTGTACCTGAAAGGTTACGAGCAACGCGAAGGTTAAGTCCTAGCAAATTACCGCGAACGGCAGTTGCAGTTAAATCTCCGCCTGCATTTTGAGGGTTGATTGTCTGTGTGAAAATTGGACGGTTTGATGAATCTACGAGTCCCATCAAAACACCCCATTGCTCAGGTGATACTACGATGTTTGTCGCGAATCCGAGAGTGTTTGTGTAAATTGAAACTGCTGCATCTGCAACAAAGTCAGCAGCAAGTGCGCCTGTTGTTAGTGTGCGGTTTCCGCCATCTGTTCCGCCTGCAATAAGCGCTGAACCAACTGCTGCGTCTGTTGCCTTTGCGTATGCGTACTCCATTTGACGAACAAGTTCAGCAAAAAATGCTGGAGATGAGCGATCTAGAAGTTCTAGTGAAAATGTCTGTTGTCCGATAAACTTCTTGACATCTACTGAAACAAATGCTGCGTTCTGATCTGTCTCTGATGGTGTTCCACCTTCTGATGCGATTGCAACAGTTGGAGCAACAGTGATCTTTGGAATTTCAAAAGTCATTCCTGCGTCAGGCAAGGCCCCACGGCTAACGCTATCCACTAGAGGCCTATCGGCATTGCTGATTCCGTTGATTACTTCTGTAAGTTGACGAGTTGGGACAAGTCCTGCGTTATCTGTGACATCTGCTGCTGCTGCAACAAACATGCGTGATTCCTCTGAGCCCAACTTTGCGCGAACTGAGTGCTCCAAGTATGAAGCCTTATCCACGATAGGATTGCGAACTGTGATTTGAGTGTAAGGTGCAGTTGCAGCCTTTACCTCAACATGTGCTGCTTCTACCGTTTCTGCGGCAGGAGCGTTTGGAACGGTAGTGTCTGACACTTGTTCTCCTTCTGTGATTTGATTTGTTATTTCCTGAGATGACTCAGAAACCTCGGGTGTATCTGTTGCGGCGACTTTTTGCACTTCTGCTCCAGGAATCGCTCCTGATGTGACAAGGCTGACCTCAACAAGAGAACTTGCAGAGATTGCCATCACGCCATTGTCGTTTGCCCAGTCATTTACCTGAACACCAACTGAAAAATCTGAGCGGAGTCCAGTAGCGGCCTCCTCGAGTGCATCATTGCCTGCGGTTGTGCGTGCGATTTTAAATGAAGCAGTAATTCCTGAATCATCCTGTGACCATTCAACAAGTTTGCCAATTGGCTTTGTTTGCTCATGTTCTAAAACAAGTTTTGTGTCATTGCTAAACTCAATTGAGTTTGGGAGAAACTTTGTCTGCCCTGCTGAGGTATTTCCAACGGCATCCCATTGAACTATGCGACCTGCAATGATGCGAGATTCAGCATCTGATGCGGTTAGCGTTACTGGCATTGTTATTTTCATTTTATGCTCTTTCCTCATTATGGATTAAATCTTCTTCCTCGCGAATTTCCTCAACTGACATCGCACCGATTGTGTTAAGAATCTGATAAACCTGTGCGCGCTCCAAAGCGTTGCCGCGTAGGAAATCATCTAAATCAAAACGAACTTCTGTTGTTGATGGAACAAAATCAGGCATGCTGAGGCGTTGCTCAATAGCAGTCAAAATTGGACGCAGTGAGAAGTCAATTAAACCTCTGCGCTCTGATGTTGTGTTTGAATAAGTCATTGAGTTTGTTTCAGCGCTAACAAAGTAGGCAGGCAGGTTGCAAGCGCGAGCCAATTCCAATGCGACATACTGACGAGCCTCATTGAGT